CATGATAATTCACGTCGTGATAATTCATAGTATCAATTTTCGCACACTAACAAGTACTAATATATAACAAGTACTAATCTATAACAATATGGTGCTACGCACACTAACCGACAACAATCTAGAGCCTACCGGCACTAACTAACAATAACTACTAACTGATAACAATACAGTAGTAGTTAGAAGAATAAGAGAGGTAAAAAACATGAAAAAACTATTTGGATGGATTTGGAGCAAAAAGCAAAATGAAGTAGAAGTCTTCGAGGTAAGACCATATCGCATGATTGACGAAAAGGTACGAGAGTTTAACGCTGACCACGGCTTGCCATTAGATCAATTAGTGGGGTAACTCATGAAGCTACTAAGAAAACTATTTTCCAAGAAAAAACCTAAAGAGCCAGAATACTTTTTCGAGGTGGTGGAGACACCAGAAGAAAAGAGCGAACGGCTCAAACAGAAATACAGCAAATAATATCAACCTTTCAACGTGCAGCCACGGCCTCATCGTGGAGTGTAACTTATACCCATAATTTTTCCCCAAAAAACTTTACTAAATTAGTTTTTTCCTAATATTCCCATTTTACAGTCTAATAAAACATTGAAATATTCTGCGGTGGGGCTATGGGTGCACGTTGAATGTACTAAAAAAAGCATGGGTTAGGGCCCATGCAAGAAATAACATCTAAGGAGATTATACCATGAAATCTTTTAACACTCAAACAACTTCAAAACCTAGCTACGTTAAAACTAAAGCCTACGGGCTTTGCGGCACGCTCGCACTTGCCACAGCTCTACTTATTGGAGCTGGTGCAGTATCAGCGGATGAAACTACTGAAACAGTGGTAGACACTCAACCAACTGTTGCTAATGTATATACAGCAGATAATGCGGGTAATGTTACAGTAACACCATCTGAAACTGCGACACCAATGGAAACTCCAGCACCGGTTGAAGCTCAACCTATTGCGGAAACTCCAGCTCCTGTCGTGGAAAATACAGTAGCAGCTACAGAAGCACCAGCTGCACCTACTACAGTCACTAAACAAGGTGACACGATCAATGTCGAAAACCCTAATGTTGATGTTACTTTCCCGAATGGTACAGGTAAATATAGCTCGTTTAATGTGGAATACAAAGATATCAACATCCCAGATGATATCGCAGTTAATGAGGGCGACAAGGTAACCTTTGACTTGCCTGAAGAAGTAAAATTCCAAACTTCTTACGAGTTTGATGTACATAACCCTGAAAATGCAGTTGTTGGTAAAGCTACAGCGGATGCTACCACTAACAAGGTGACAACTGTATTCAATGACTATTTCAAATCACACCCTTTGAATAAGATCATGAACTTGAAACTAGATGCAAGCTGGACGGACAAAGTTGAAAGCGGTAAACCAGTAAATGTTAATTTTAACGGTACAGTCGTATCTGCAACTATCGGCAAAGAACAAGTCATCGGTAAAGATGAGTTGCTTGCAAAATGGGGATTTCAAGACAAAGAAGACCCTACTGTGATTAACTGGACTGCTCGTGTCAATTACGCTCACCGTATTTTGAACCATGTCACAATCATTGACGAAATGAGCGATAACCAAAAGCTAGTAGATGATTACTTTGAAATCAAGAACATTGAAAGTTTAGATCCTTGGATTGACAAAGGTTCCGCTATGGACTTAGTTAAGTCTATCTCAAAATCTGAGCATGGTTTTGAAATCAAAATGGACCGTTTAGACCACATGATTTATCTATACTACAAAACTAAACTCGTAAACGCTGTTAAGGACTCAACTAATCCAACTAACAAAATTGAGCTTAAAGCTGAAAATGATGGTTCTGTTGCATATCAAAAAATTCAGCTTGTCGGTGGCCGTGGTGATGCGTCTGGTGAGAACAAGCCTGAACCAACATTTGAAATTCCTCGTGAAGCTCCAAAAGTTGGAATCCCTGAATTTAACGGTGGCATTCCGGGTATTCCTGAAGAACGTGTAAAACCAGAATATACTGAGCCAATCGGAACAGTACCGAACGAAGCGCCAGTTTTGGATAAACCAGAGTGGAACGGTGGAACAGTACCGTTCGACGCTCCGAAATACGATAAGCCCGAATGGAACGGGGGCGTTATTCCTAATGATGCGCCACAGTATGATAAACCCGAATGGCATGGCGGAACAACTCCATTCGATGCACCAAGCATTGATAAACCTGAATGGTCAGGCGGTGTCGTACCTAATGAAGCTCCAATCCTCGATAAACCTGAGTTGATTATCGAGATTCCTGAAGAACCAGTTAAACCAACTACGCCATCAGAAAACACCCCTAACAAGCCCGCAACACCTCGTGAAGATAAAGAGGTACAAACTACCACAGTTACTTACAAACTCGAATCTGAGCCAAAACAAGTGGCAAATACGCCAGTTTATAAAGCCGCACTTCCTAACACTGGTGAAAAAGAAGGAATTGCTAGCACTTTAGGACTTGTAGTCATTGCAGCAGGTATCACAGCACTAACTCTTGGATTTAAGGAATATAACGAAAAATAATTAATTTTGCAGTGGTGGGAGGGTAGGCATTAAACATGGAACAAGAAACTTATGAAGTCGAGAACCGTTGGCGGAACAAGTACATGAATTTAGGTCGTGAGCTGGGCGAGATTATCAACAGTCAGCAAGACAGAATCTTGTCGCTAGCTCAAGAGAACACCAAGCTCAAAAGGGAGCTTTGGTACCTAAAAAAGTCGAAGGGCAGAAAATGGCTCTAAAATCGCTTGTAACCGTCCTAAATAATCTAGTGGCACAATTACACTAGAGAAACGGTAAAACGGCAAATAACCCCCAAAATTTGAGAATTAGGGGTATTTAAAAAGGATATGACATGGAAGAAATGACATTTACAGAGTTGCAACAACGGATGCAGCTTAAAAAAAAGAAAGAAGGGACTGCCAAGTACGCTTCAAGGCACGCCGAGGACATTTACAACGTTTTTAAAAGTTTGAAATCAAATTGGAGCGTAGTAGTCAACTATGATCTAGTCGAATTTTCTGGCAAGGTTTTTATCAAGGCTATTGCAACGGCATCTAACCGAGAGGAGAAAGAGCAAGCAGTAGCGTTCGCAGAATTATCTCCCGTACCGATTTTGAAAACCCGCAACGGAGATTTAAAGCAAATGAATGAGCCGCAGTGGGTAGGAGCCGTACAATCATACGCCGGCAAGTACGCCTTGCAAGCACTGTTTGCAATCGGCGAGGAAGATGTGGACCATTTTGAAGTGGCAGAGGAAAGTTTGAGACCAAACCAACCTCACAACCCTCAACCACATCAAAATCAACAACCGCAACAAGCGCAACCCCAACCACAAAACAATCAACAACCTAACTTCATTAGCAACGAGCAACATGACGCAATCATGCAGCAAGTCAATGAGCTAGCTTTAATCACTGGTCAAGCAACCGAAACAGTAGCGAATTACTACATGAAGAAGTACAAGCTCAATGACTTCCATGAGTTGCTAGTGGCAGGTTTTAACGTGGTATCTAACGACATTAAAACACAAATTAACAACCGAAAGGGATAGGACATGAAGGACGTAACAAACAATTTTCTTGAAACGATTGAACCGGTCTATACACCGGGGACAATCAACTTTGATTTTGACAAATTCGATGCAGCTATTCAAGCGGCAGTTAGCGAGCTATCAGACGAACAACTAGATCAACTTGAATATGACGATATTAAGAAGGAGTTTAGACGTTTCAATAGCTTATTGACGAAACTTGAAACTAAACGCAAAGATATCGCCAAAGTCTACAAGAATCCACTGACTGAGTTTGAAGCTAATTTCAAAAAGTCAAAAGGGCCTTTGGAAACACTTTTGAAAACGCTGAGCAACAAACGAGACGAGATCGACGAACACCAAAGACTGCTCCGAGTTGACCACGTTAGAGCTGTATTTGAAGAAAAGTGCGAGCTTGCCGGACTGGATAAGGACACATTTGAAGACAAGTACGACGGCTATTCTTTGAAGAAGCATTTCAAAAACAAGAAGATGGAACTCAAAAAAGAAACCATCGAAGAAATCGACGCTCTTGTTTTGGCTGAGTATGACCGACTTGAAGAATACAAGGCAAATATCGCCATGATTGAGGAGCAATCTCTTGATTATGAGTTGCCAGCGGAACCATACACTAGAGCGCTACAGAACGATACACCTCTAGTTGAAATCTTGCAGCAAATGAAGAAGGACCGTGATGCAGCTATTGAACGCAAGCAGCAAGCAGAAGCCAAAGCGAAAGCAGAAGCGGCACGCCTAGCAGAAATTGAAGCCATGGCTAAACAGTCAGCTAGCGAGGAAATCAAGGCGGTTAACGCTGAAACTGGTGAGGTTATCGAAGACACTAAACCCGTCGAGGAAGTACCTGGCAAACCCGCTGGACCGTACAAGGTCAATCTTGCTCTTACTTTCCACGGCGGAGAGAATCAATGGCATCAATTCGCTAAGCTGTTGGATGACAACTTTGTTAACTACGAAATCTTAGGAGAAAATCAATGATCAATAATGTCGTATTGGTTGGAAGAACAACCAAAGACCCAGAGCTACGCTATACGCCTAGCAATGTCGCAGTAGCTACGTTTAGCCTAGCCGTTAACCGCAATTTCAAGGACGCTAACGGCGAACGTGAAACTGACTTTATCAACTGCGTTATCTGGCGTCAGCAAGCTGAGAATTTGGCTAACTGGGCCAAAAAAGGTGCATTGATTGGAATTACTGGGCGCATTCAGACCCGTAGCTATGAGAATCAGCAAGGTCAACGAGTGTATGTGACTGAGGTAGTCGCTGAGAACTTCCAAATGTTGGAGAGCCGTGCGGCGCGTGAAGGTAGTAATGCAAACCAAGGCAACACGTCTGGAGCGTTTGGCAATGACGGCTATGCAGGGCCTTATGGTCAGCAAGCACCGCAACAACAAAGGCCAAACTTTGCGAGTGATATCAGCCCATACGGGAACAGTAACCCAATGGACATCACTAGTGACGATTTACCCTTCTAATTTGGTGAAAACATGAAAATGATTTTAAACATCGAGCCTAAACCTCAAACAAGGCCACGATTCAGCAAGTTTGGAACTTATGAAGACCCTAAAATGAAAGCATGGCGCCGTCAGTGCTCGCAACTTATCGAGCAAGAGTATGAGGGTGATTTCTATGACGGGCCGATTTCAGTCGATGTCACCTTTTACATGAAGGCACCGCTGAACGTATCAAAAAAGCCCACGCCAAAAGCTAGAGCTAAAACGTGGGACGCATTCAAGAAATTCATGTCTGAAAGACTTTGGCATGCGAAAATCCCGGACGTTGACAATCTGGTCAAATCGCTATTTGACAGTATCTCAAAGGCTGGATACAACAAAGTTGATAAGAAAGGGATTGTTTGGACTGATGATAGTATTGTCTGCGATTTAAGAGCTCGCAAGAAGTACAGTCCTAACCCACGCATTGAATTTGAAATTACGGAGTTGGAATGAACAGCAAATATAAAGACAAGCTAGTCGGTGTATATGCTCCGGGCAGTTACGACCACACAAGCGTATTAGGTCAAACGCAAGAGTTTTCGAAGTGGTTTTGGGCTAATCACGAGGATATGGAATATATCAGCGCCAAGCTAGGCATCAACGTAAAGAAACTCAATCGCATTCTAACGCTGGAGCAGTTACCGGACGAAGAATTACTGAAAGGAATGATGGAATTATGCGATACAAAGTAATCGTTTACTACGACAATATGGAAGATAGTGAGCATATTTTCAATAACAAAAACGACGCTATCAACGAACTGCATCGCTTAAGAGGTGTTAAATATCGTAATTCAAGAATGTATACAGTGGAGTTGGAAGAGGTGGAAGCATGAACAAATTAAGTAAAATGGCAATTATTGCTGTAAGTGGTTTATTATTTTTAACTGGTTGCTCAGAGGCAAATAGAGTATCTGAAAATTTATCTCAAGAGTCGGATAACTTTAATGTTGTTCGAAAAGTAACGGTGATTGATGCTATTACAAATGACGTAATGTTCCAAATGAGCGGTAGGATGTCCATCAAGGCTGATACTCATGATAAACAACTTGAAATTGTTGTAGAAAATGGTAAGAACAAATATCAAAAGCATATTATCGGTTTGTCAGATAATGTCTCTTATGTAGTAGAAGATGTTGAAGTACCGAATGTTTCAAAATACAAATATGAGATCAATTACAACCCTAAAATGTGGGTGCCTGCAAAACTTAAAAATGTCGATTAAGGGAGAAAGTAGAATGACAAAAGATGAAGCAGTACAGAAGCTATCAAAGGTAGCACGCATTTCGGTAGCTTACGCTGAAGATTTATATGATTCGTTCTTCCCTAAGCCAGTAGTGCCGCAATTCGTGGCGGATTGGTATGAGGAGAATAAGGATGAATTTTACTTAAACTTGCATAGCTTAGCTTGGGATATGTTCGAAAGTTTGGACGAAAATGACTGTGTACCTGAAAAAGCATTAGATGACGATTTCACACGTTGGTATCGCAAAAACAAAAACGCTTTCCAAATCCTCGTCAACATGCACCAGTTTGGTTATGAGGTCGAGAAAGAGCCTAGATATACGGTTCGAGTGAAAGGGATTGGCGGATACAGTAAATACCTCAATCGAGATACAAAAACTCAAAAATGGCTTTTTGCATCGAAAACAGAACTTGAAAAATTTCGAGCACACCACACCCGCAAAGAGCTAGAAGATGCTGATTTCGGCTGGGTATTTTCTTGCCCGGGCGTGGAAGTGAAAGAGGTAACGGATGAATAACCTAATTACTAGAATCAACCAATGGGCCGATGACCGCAACCTTAAGCAAGCAGACCCAAAAATACAGTGGATGCGAATCACTGAGGAAGTCGGAGAAATTCGAGATGTACTCTTGAAACCGACTAAATTTACAGAACCGAAAGCAGCACTTAAGGACGCTATCGGGGACACGTTAGTAACGATTATCGTGCTGGCACATCAACTTGACCTCGATGTAACTGAGTGTCTAAGCATTGCTTATGAGGAAATTAAGAATCGGAAAGGAAAGATGGTAAATGGAACATTCGTCAAAGAAGAGGATTTATAACGAGCTGGCAGTCGCAACGATTCTGTTAGTGGTGTCGCTAGCCATTAACGTGACTACCGTTCTACGAGTGGTTAATAGACCGATTGAGACGGTGGTAATTCACAAAGCGGATAATGCCGTCGAATTGCATGGCAAGGTTACTGGAAAATCTATGGTCGGGAAACTCTACACGCTCGATTGTGGGGCGTATGGCAAGTTCCTAGTAAGCAAGGAACAATACGATAGCGTAGAGGTTGGGGATGATATCCCTAGCTATTTGAAAGGGAGAGGACAATGATACCTAGATTTAGAGCGTGGGATAAAATCCATAAAACGATGTATGAAGATGGCGATATTGTATCTATTGACATCGAAAAAAGTCAAATTTGCGTTAAAACACCTTTCTTTGAGCAATTAAAACGCTACAACTTCAGAGATATTGACCTGATGCAGTCAACTGGCTTCACCGACAAGGATGGCAAGGATATTTTTAGAGGGGACATCGTTACTTCAAGAAACGACTTGTTTAAAGGAGTTGTTATCCTTAGACAAGACTTAGGAACGTATGTCATTAATCTTATTGGATACAAAAACTTTGAACGCTTATGTAATGTTGCTGATTCGACGAAGGTTATCGGGAACATCTACACCAATCCGGAACTGGCAGAGGTGAAACAATGAACAAACGACAACAAAAGAAATCAGTAATGAGAAATGTATCTAAACTTTATGATATGGCTTTCGAGCGAGAGCGTTTTAGAAGAGATGTAGCTATTATTTGTGGTAGAGGTCCAAGAAATACAAGAGTGCTTACGACAATGGCGGTTAAGAGAGCTGTGTACGAATACGCCCCATTCGAAGCCGTTGAAATAACATTAGAGGGATATATCGCAGACCGCCAAGTGATACAGGAGCGTGAGTCATGAGCAAAAACTACAAATATTCAGGACTAACACCAGAATTACATCAACGGCTGGTCAGTGAACATGAAGCGCTGAAAAAAGCACACAAAAAAGGCTCCTATAAGCAGTTTTTTCAAGATGTGAAACAGTGCGATGAGTTACAAGCTCGCATCATTTATCAAGCATTTAATAGTGCAGTCATGGAGCGTCAGAGAATCTCACCTCGAACAGTTGATAGACTAGAAGGCATCATTTCTGATGAACTGTTCAACGACCTTCAAGATTATCTGTCTACGCACTATACAAGGGGTAAAACCACACGCCCATTGTTGGATAAAACCAACGCAGGACTGCCAGAAGGACTGTTTAAACGGTTCAAAGAGGAAGTGGAAGAACTACGCAAGGGGCACCCTAACAATCTAAATAGCTATATTAGAGAGGTTAAAGGGTGCGACCAAAAGCAAGCTAACAATACCCAAAGCGCCCTCAATAGTTGCTATTCAGAAAAAGCTGCACTAACGCCTTTGAAGGCTATTCAAATGGAAGGGCTACTTTCAAGAGGGCTATTCAGCGAAATCATTGATTACGTTTTCAATAACTACGAGTGGTCTGAAAGGTTGAACGATGAAGTTGAACGCATTATTCTTAAATATCGGACTAGGGGCAAAGTTGGACGTAATAAAATAACTGTAAGAAAAGCCTTATATAAAGCCTATGCGCTAGGCGTGTAGCTAGAACGGTTTACGAGGGTTCGACTCCCTTGCTAGCTATTACCAGTCAATCTATATACGGAAAAGAGGAATCCTTTTGTATTTTTTCATTCAAATCAGCGGAAGCGTGACTGGTCGTGGATGCACCAAAATCCAGTAAATTTAAATATAGAAAAGAGGAATCTCCTTTTTTACACTTTATGACAAATCTAAAGCGTATTACTGGTGGCGTGATTATTCAAGGCTTTATGCCTGCAAACTTAATTAGATATAGGTCAGAAATCTCCATAATTCACCGACTTAATTCTTGTATTATTTCAAAAAAAGGAGGAAAACCTCCAAAATGATTTCACTATATCTAGGCTGGAGTGGTTACTCAAGGGGTTCGATTCCTCTTGCCAGCTATTGTCTGTCAAAACACTAAAAATAAAATGGATATAGGTTTTTAGTGGCTTGGACACTTTTTCGACACCGGGCAAGCTGACAGACCTTGTCCAACAAAACCCAGCAAATTTAAGAAAAAAGGATGTGAAAAAGCCTCTTTCTTATTGATATCTTGCATTACAAAAAAAGCCAAAGATCTTGCTGGTGTCTTGGCTAGAAAGGAGGTGATAAAAGGCCCAAGAACAAATACATCAATCTTTTCATAAATCTCTTAATGTTTCTAGGGCTAAAATAAAAAAGACCGACACAATGGCCGGCACTCTTTGAACACGATACAACTATTATATCACACAAGAGGGGTGTCATGGCAAGTATCAATCTATTTGCGGAAGTAGATAAAACCGCAACTAAAAAGAAAGCTATAAAGGTGCTAAGAAGGTATCGCATGCTAACACGGATAGCGGGCTTGGAATACGCCCCTAAAGTGACAGCTTCGTTCTCGTTAGAACCCAAGTCATTCGACGGCATGGTCCACAGTCAAACCGAAAGCATGGTAACACGCAAGGTGGCCGCTGAACAAGACTTACAAGCTATCGTTAGAGCTATCAACGCATTATCAGATAGGCATTACAGCCAAATTTTGATAGAGTGTTATTGCAGAAATCGCAAGCAGTACAACATTGAAGTCTATATGGACCTTGGATATTCTGAAAGCGAATACTACCGAATGAGAGAATTAGCCATTTTAGAGTTTGCCGAGAACTACAGAAGCGGTGAATGTCTGGTATTTTCAGGAGATTATTGCGAAGAATAAGCGAGAACATAGCGGTATAACAGCGATATAATATTAGTATTGATAATTATAGCTAGACAGCTCATTTTGTGGGTTGTCTTTTTTATGCACAAAAATCTAGCAGTGAAGGAGGTGGACATATTGGGCTAAATCAACGACAGAAGCTATTTGCTAGCGAGTATATCAAGCTAGGTAACGCCACGCAGGCAGCCATCAATGCTGGATATAGCGAAAAGACTGCAGGGCGTATCGCTGGACAAAACTTGAAAAAACTTGAAATTAAACGCTTTATCCAAGCCGAAGTTGAGAAAATGCACGATGAGAATATCATGGATGCAAAAGAAGCCTTGTCCATCCTATCCGACATTGCTAGAGGGAAACGAGACGAAGAAGTCTTGATGATGAATCCATTGACTGGTGAAGTTGAAAGGCTTATGAAGAAGGCTGACAACAATACAGTTATCAAGGCAATTGTTGAAATCTTGAAACGTTATCCAACGGCTAAACAGTCCGAGAAATTGGAGCTTGAGATCAGAAAGCTAAGAGAGCAGCTTGACAGTGGTGTCGAAGGGACTATGAACGTCAACATCATCAACGCTTGGGAGGACATCCCAGATGGCGACGATTGACATTCAGAAAAACGTTAACCCACACTTCAAAACGGTTTGGCAGTCTCAAAAGCCTTATAACGTGCTTAAGGGTGGACGGAACTCTTTCAAGTCCTCAGTTATCGTGTTGAAGCTTGTCTATATGATGATTAAGTACATCATGAAAGGCGAGAAAGCGAATATAGTTGTTATTCGTAAGGTAGCTAATACAATCCGTGACAGCGTGTTTAATAAGGTCCAATGGGCAATCAGTCTATTTGGTCTAGACAATCAGTTTAGAGCCACTGTAAGCCCGTTTAAGATTATTCACAAGCGTACTGGTTCGACATTCTATTTTTACGGACAAGACGACTTCCAGAAACTGAAATCAAACGACATCGGGAACATTATCGCTGTTTGGTACGAGGAAGCGGCTGAGTTTAACGACGCTGAAGACTTCGACCAGTCTAATGTCACTTTCATGCGTCAGAAACATGAGAAAGCCCCGTTTGTGCAGTTCTTCTGGTCTTACAACCCACCTAGAAATCCATATAGTTGGATAAACGAATGGTTCGAGGGCATCAAGACTAACGACAACTATCTAGCACACTCAAGCACTTATCTTGATGATGAATTAGGCTTTGTGACTGAACAAATGCTGGAAGATATCGAACGCATTAAGCAGAATGACTATGATTATTACCGCTACTTGTATTTAGGTGAGGCGGTTGGTCTTGGTAATCAGGTCTATAACATGAGTACATTCCACGCTATCGATAGTTTACCAACAGACGATAGACTTATCGGGATATCATTTGCAATGGATACAGGACACCAACAATCAGCGACTGCATGCGGTGCTTATGGTCTGACTGCAAAGGGCAATGTGATTCTGTTAGACACGTTCTATTACAGCCCCGCTGGTCAAGTGATTAAGAAGGCACCGAGTGAATTGACTGTCATGGTTAGTAATTTCATCGACAAGGTACTCAAACAGTACCGAGTGCCAAAACTACGCATGACCATTGATAGTGCTGAAGGTGCTTTGAGAAACCAATACTTCAAAGACTTTGGTGAGCGATGGCATCCGGTAGCTAAGAAGAAGAATCAGACCATGATAGACATGGTTATCAGTCTGTTAGCTGAAGGGCGTTTCTATTATCTGGATATACCAGCTAACAAGATATTCTACGAAGAGCACAAGATGTATCGATACGATGAAAAGACGATACATTCTGATGATCCAAAAGTTATCAAAGAGGATGACCACACAGTCGATGAATTCAAATATTTCGTTTTAGATAATGCTAGAGACCTCGGTCTTAAAGCATAGGAGAGAAAAAGAATGGGTATTATACAGACCATTAAGGACTTTTTTAAAAGGAGTAATTATGTGATGACTAATCAAAGTCTAAACAGTATCACCGACCACCCTAAAATCGCTATATCACCAGAAGAATACAGCCGTATCATGGACAATCTGCGCTATTTTGCGGGTAGTTTTGACCGTGTGAGCTATCGAGATAGTAACGGGACATATTTGAAACGTGACTTCAATCACTTGCCTATTGGACGTACTGCATCGAAGAAGGTTGCCAGTCTCGTTTTCAATGAGCAGGCTAAGATTCAAGTCGATAACGAAACGGCTGACACTTTCATCAATGAGACACTTAAGACTGACAGATTTAGCAAGAACTTTGAACGCTACCTAGAGTCATGTCTGGCCCTCGGTGGTCTTGCAATGCGTCCATACGTTGATGAAGACCGTGTAAGGGTGTCGTTTGTACAAGCACCAGTATTCTTGCCACTGCAGTCAAATACTCAAGACGTATCAAGCGCTGCAATCGTGACTAAAACACTCAAAACAGAAGGTCAGAAAGTAAAATACTACAGTCTTATCGAATTTCATGAGTGGAGCAAAGAGACTTACACAATCAGCAATGAGCTATACGAGTCTGAATCTAAAACTCGTATCGGTCAACGTGTACCTTTATCAATGCTCTATGAGGATTTAGAGGAAACTGTAACGTTAAACGGACTTACAAGACCGTTATTTACGTACCTAAAACCTCCAGGAATGAACAACAAGGACATTAACAGTCCTTTGGGATTATCTATTTTTGACAATGCCAAGACTACGATGGATTTCATTAATACGACTTACGACGAATTTATGTGGGAAGTCAAAATGGGTCAGCGTAGGGTTGCAGTACCTACTCAAATGATTAAGACTGAGTACGATACAAGCGGTGAGAAGGTCACAGTCAAACGTGAGTTTGAAACTGGTCACAATGTCTATGAACAGTTTGACAGCGGGGATATGGATAAAGGCATTGGCATTACTGACCTTACCACTGATATCCGTTCGGATGACTACATCAAAGCTATCAATAAAGGATTGAGCTTATTTGAAATGCAGTTAGGTGTGTCCGCTGGTATGTTTAGCTTCGATGGCAAGAGCATGAAGACCGCTACTGAAGTAGTATCAGAGCAATCAGACACGTATCAAATGCGGAACTCTATTGCTACTCTAGTAGAGCAATCATTGAAAGAACTTGTAATCTCAATCCTAGAGCTTGCCAAGGTCTACAATCTCTACACTGGTGAGATTCCAACGATAGATGAAATTAGCGTGGATTTGGACGATGGCGTATTCACTGATCGTAACGCTGAGTTTGATTACTGGGCTAAGATGGTAGCGTCTGGATTCGCACCGAAAGTTATGGCTATCGAGAAAACTCTCAACGTGACTGAAGAACAAGCACAAGAGATTTACCAAGCAATCAATGATGAAACCATGGTAAGCGCTGATAGTTTTAGGACAAGTGAAGAGGTCGATATCTACGGGGAGTGATAGGCTATGGCTAAGAAAAAGCGTATCAAACTAAACGACCAGCAACTAATGTTGATGGCCGATAATGTTTCAGACATCTACCGACAACTATGTAACGACCTGTTCGATAATGTGGTTGAGAGACTACATGACCGTGGGACTTATTACCTTGACCAACAGCCTTATCTCTGGCAATTAGAGAAAATGGCTGATGTCGGTATGTTGAACAATCACAATATCAAACTCATTGCTGAGTATTCTGGGATTGCTGAAAAGCAAATCAGATACATCATTGAAAACGAGGGTTATCAAGTCTATAAAGACACTCATGCTCAGTTAAATTCTAACGCTTATAATTATCAAGTCATGAAAGACCTTATTAGCTACTCTAACCAAGCTATTCATGATGTCCATAATCTTATCAATACGACACTGCCAAAGAGCGTGCAAGCTACTTACAAGGACATTATCGAGACTACCGTAGCAAAGGTAATAACTGGTATGGCTACACCTCAGAAAGCCCTTGACGAAACGATAATGAAGTTTCAAGAGCGAGGTTTCTATGGCTATACTGACAGAGCAGGACGAAGGCAGAGAGCTGATGCTTACGCTAGGACGGTCATCAAGACTACTGCTAGACGTACATTTAATGAAATGCGAATGCGACCAGCTCAAGAGTTGGGGATTGATACATTCTATTATTCCATCAAGGCAGCAGCAAGAGAAATGTGTGCGCCGCTACAAAATCAGATAGTTACCACAGGTCAAGCTAGGACTGAAGAAGGTGTTAAAATCTTCGCTCTTGATGATTATGGCTATGGTAAGCCCGGAGGATGTCAAGGTGTAAACTGTGGGCACACCATGACACCGTTTATCCCAGGGGTCAATTACATGCCAGACATTGATGATGATTTGAAAGGCTTAACTGAAGAACAAGCTATCGAGAATGCTAATGCTCAGAGCAAACAGCGAGCAATGGAAAGGGCTATTAGAAGCTCGAAAGAACGTCTCCACGTTGCTGAAGCCATGCACAATGACGAATTGACTGCTAAATACAAAACAAGGCTTACAGAACAAAAGAGAGCCTTGAAATCGTATATTGATAAGTATCCGTTCTTGTATCGAGATAGAGAGCGTGAGAAATACCACGATGACCCACTGGCTAAGACTCGTGAAGCCATTAGACAAAGGGATATTTTGGCAAAAAAACACGCTTAAAAAGGGTAAACTAGTATTATTAACAATACTGTGTATAGATAGGATTTACAGAAAGCTGGTGATCCAAAATCTTGACTCGTAGGAACAGACTACTAATAAAACCGCATCAAATTGATACGGTTTTTCTTTTTGACCTGTCGAACGTCGTAAAACTAGGCAAATTCAGTCCACTGGACGTAAAACAAAGGAGTTTTAAACATGAGTTTGAAACGTGACATGTTAGTTGAAGCTGGTATCACAGACAAGGCAGTGATTGATTCCTTGATGAATGCGTACGGTTCTGGGATTGAGAATGCTAAAGCACAAGCTAAGTCTGAATTGCAAGCTGAAAACGACAGCCTTAAACAACAACTTGAGCAACAAAGCCAAGCTCTCAACGACTTGCAAGCCAAAGAGGGAGCGAGTGAGGAACTCAAACAACAATTGACAGACTTACAAGCTCAATTCGACACTTACAAGTCAGAGAACGAAGCTAACCTTGTCCGAGTTAACAAATCAAATGCTATTCGTTTGGCTTTGAAGGATGTGGATGCTCACAATTCGGATGACCTTGCTAAATTCATCAACTTTGACGAAATCGAACTTGATGAAGCTGGTAAACCTAAATTGGATAAGGTCATCAAGGGGTTGAAAGAGACAAGCCCATATCTATTTAAGCAAGACGAACAAGCAGCACAACCTAAAATCTTCGCTGGTGGCAATCCAACTGCTAGTCAGAACGGACTCACCAAAGAAGATTTCAAACGTATGGGTATCAATGAGCGTCAAGAACTCTTTGATAAAGACCCAGAACTATATCAACAACTGAAAGGATGATTTAATCTATGGTTCTTGGAACAACAACGACTGCTCAAGTCATTAATCCACAGGTTATGGCTGACATGGTATCAGCTAAATTGCCTAAACTTATCAAATTCACGCCACTTGCAGTGGTGGAAACAACTCTCGTAGGTCGTCCGGGGGATGAACTTACAGTGCCACAATGGACTTACTCTGGTGATGCCACTGAAATCACTGAAGGCCAAGCTATTCCAATCGACCAACTCGGCACTAAAGAAACAAAAATGAAGATCAAGCAAGCTGGTAAAGCTATCGAAATCACAGATAAAGCTGCTTTGGTCGGACATGGCAATGTCTATGGTGAAGCTACTAATCAGATTGCTTTGGCTATCGCTAACAAAGTCGATAACGACATCGTTGAAGTTGCTAAAACTGCGACTCAAAACATCACTGAAGCTCCCGTTTCAGTAGCTAACATTGACAAAGCCTTGGAAATCTTCGCAGACGAAGAAGACGCTCGCTATGTTGCCCTTACCAATCCAAAAGACGCCATCAAATTGCGTGCTGACGCTGGTCAAAACTGGTTGAAAGGTTCAGAAGTTGGTGCTGACGTTGTCGTTTCTGGCACATTTGGTGAAGTTGCTGGCGTGCAAATCGTACGCACTAAGAAAGTCGAAGAAGGAAAAGGTTTCCTTGTTAAAGTGTCTTCACTTCAAACAGACACAGACGACGATGCTAAATACGGAGCATTCGTGATCAACTTGAAACGTGATGTCATGATTGAAAATGACCGTGACATTTTGAAGAAAACCACTGTTTATTCTGGTGATGAATACTACGGTGTTTATCTCTACGATGACTCTAAGGTGGTTAAGTTCGGAGGTGCCTAATGGGTATGTTAATGCGTCGTCATTTGAACGACACTGAACCCACTCCCACTACTGAAACAGTAGAACAAGTGGCTGAAACACTAGAAGACAAGACTGTCGCTGATTTGCGAGTTATCGCACAACAACGTGGTCTCACTGGCATTTCAACGCTGACTAAAGCGGAACTTGTAGACCTCCTAAAATGATGAAGGAGGTGGTTAAATGACATATTTAACCGAAACGGAATTTTTAAAACTTGGTTTTGAAGACGTAGAAGACTTTGAAACGCTAGCAGCTAGAGCTAGGCTCATTGTTGATTTGTATATCAAAAACTTCTACGATTTCACCGATTTTGAAACGGACTTCGAGCCACGTAGACAAGCGGTTAAGAAGGCAGTAGCTTATCAAATCGCTTATTTAGACTCAAGCGGTGTGATGACTGCTGAAGACAAGACTTCACTAGCGAGCATGACTGTCGGACGTACTCATGTAAGCTATCAGAACGCCTCTAAATCGTCTAACGGTGGTCAGAGATACAATCTATCCCTTGACGCTCTAAACTGGCTGACATTGGCTGGATTTGGCTGTAAGGCGGTGGGCTATGATAGATAAACGCATGTTAGTTGATACTGTCACGATTCAAAAACCAACGGGAGAAAAGGACGGTTGGGGAAAAGTAACATATGATGAGCCCAAAACCCTTAAACCCGTTAGATTTGATAGGGCTGTATCTCACACTGGCAGTGGTCAAAATCGAACTGAGAATAATTTCTCGGTTCTCATGATCTATCCGAAATATACACCCATTGAGTTGGATGATAGTTGGTTGAATGGTCGAGTAAATGACACTCACCGAGACTACATCATCCGTAAAATTATTCCTCAATATCATCCGTTTAAGCACACTATCTTGTGTTATGAAGTCGAGGTGATTTGATGGGTGCTGATGTAACTATTAAGGTAGATTTGCAGGGGCTTGAAAAGAAATGCAGTCCTGAAGCGGTCAGACGTGGACAGATTGCCATGAGTAATCAAATGCTCTTGGACATGAACAAGTACACACCAGTTCAATCTGGACACTTACGAGGCAGTGGACACTCTAACGTTGATACGTTGGTATGGTCTACACCTTATGCAAGAATTAGGTTCTACAATCGTAGGCTGAAGCTTTTCTTCTCAGAGAAACAGCGTAAGTTCTTCTTTGCAAACAAAGATAGACTGCTAGCTCACAAACCTAAACCGGGAACTGGTGGACGGTGGGACAAGAAAGCTGCCGCTAAACACAGTAAACAGTGGGGGCAAGTAGCCCTTAGAGCGATGGGAGTTAAATAGTGAATAATAACGATTTTTCAGAGGTGTTGCAGGACTTCCTAGCAGGTCTAGGCTTGCCACTAACACCTCGACTAGATTACCTAAACGAAGGTGAAGACTTGGTAATATACGCATTGCCTGGTGGCAAGGTTGAAGACGAAGACATGGCTGGCACACAGATTTTGTCATTGCCTTTTGAAATCGCCATCAAATCTAAAGATCAGCAAAAAGTAAATGCGACACTTTGGAAAATCAACACTGAGCTTTCCAAAATCGGTCTTGAATTACCAAGTTTGAACAATTCTTACACATTCTTGTCATTGAAAGTTGAGACACCAAGCCTTAACGATGTCAATGACCAAGACTATTACATTTACTTACTTGATTTGCAAGCAACAATTGAAGTAGAAAGGAGCCTTAATTAATGGCTAAATTTAAAAATGCGATTCGCAAACACTATATCGCACCGTTCGATTCAGAACATCCAGACACTCCACCAACCGAAGATAAATATATGTGGATCGCTAAAGGTATCAAAGAATCTGCGCCAGAAAACGATGCAGAAGACGATGACGTTGCTTATTTCGATGGCGACGGAACTAAAGAAAAGGTTATCACTTCAAAATCTCGTGGTCGTTCGTTCGAAGGGCACCGTGACTATGCTGATAAAGCTCAAAACTTTGTCGTAGATAAAGAGGATGCTGTAGCTGATGACCTTATCGTTTGGTACAAAGAAGTTACTGCTGATGGTAAGACTTACAAAGAAGGTCTTGCTCGACTTTCCGAAATTGAAGTCGGTGACGGTGAAGCGTCTGAGCTTGAAACAATCAAGTTCCAAGTCAACTGGTCACGCACACCAGAAAAACACGAAGTTACTGCATCACCAGTCGCAGCTGGCACTGGTTCAGAAACTTCTGGACGTACAGCGTCACCAGACCCTAGTCGTTCTGGTGCTTCATCAGAAACTGGCACACCAGTCGTAGGCGGATAATCTAATTAAATAAAACAAAGATAAGACAACTAAGAGGGTGGGGTTAGCCCTTACCCTCTTTTTTTCGTATTAAAGGAGAAAAAATAACATGGTAGTAATTAAAAAACGTAGCAATGTCATTCCGGTCGATTTCGGTGAGTTCCAACTTAATTTCCCAGTGTCAGACGGCAATATTCAACGCATGAAGGCCGTTGGTGAGGATTTGCAAGCCAAAGGGCAAGCGTTCCAAGAAACAAGCGATGAAGAAGCTCTTGGAGCGTTGAAAGCATTGGTAGAAGATGGTTTCAATCAAGTGTTTGACGATGAAGAAGCGTTCAAACAAGTCTATGCATTTGCTGGTCAGTCAACAATTAACGCTATGTTCTATCTGATTGAAGCCATCAAGGGTATTTCAGAGGAATTTGAAAGCCAGAATTCAAAAGCAGCCCTCGATAAATATCTAAATGCTTGATTTATCACGAAAACTAACAGACAAGTTAGTAATCGATGATGAAGAATTTCCTCTTAATCTGTCTTTTGATAATGTTCTCCGGCTCTTTGAGATGTGGAGGGACGAAGATGTTCCAGAGTTTGTTAAGCCACACTTTGGCATTCGAATCTTGACCGGTGAGACTTTAGAAGACTTCACCGTTGAGGAAATGTCTGAGGTGTTTAACGAGGTTTTCGAAGAGCATATCAGCCTTTCAACAGTCGAGGACAATCATGTTGAGTATGACTTGGCAGGCAACCCCATGAAGACCACGGCAAGCAATGGCAAACAAGAGCAGGCACCTTACGATATTCGCTACGACGGTGACTATATCTATGCGTCGTTCTTGCAGGCCTATGGCATTGATCTATTCGATGTCCAGGGCGAGCTTCACTGGAAGAAGTTTAACGCTCTACTGTCTGGATTGCCGGAGGGAACGAAATTCATGGAAGTTGTCAAGATTCGTAAATGGAAACCACAAAAGGGCGACTCGGCAGAGTACAAAGAGGAAATGCGTAAGCTTCAGAAAGATTATGCTCTCCCTTACGAGATTGTCGAGGAAGAAGAATACGAAGAAGAATTTTAGAAAGGAGGGATAATCTATGGCAGATGGTACAGTCACCATCAAGGCGTTATTTGACGGCAAAGACGCTGAGAGTGGGGCTAAACGTATCAAAGGGGCGTTAGAAGGCTTGAAAGGTTCAGCTGGTAAAGTCGGTTCGGTCTTCAAATCTGTTCTCGGTGCTAACTTAATCGGTGGTGCTATCATGGGCGGTATTAGTGCCCTTGGTAATGGCATGAAATCCATGGTTGGTGAGCTTAATAGCTCGACTAAAGCATGGAAGACTTTTGAAGGCAACATGCAACAGATTAACATGCCTACTGACCAAATCAAGCAAGTCAAAGGCGAGTTACAGGACTTTGCGACCAAGACAATCTATTCAGCGTCCGACATGGCTTCTACCTACTCTCAGTTAGCGGCTGTAGGAACAAAGAATACAACCGAGCTTGTTAAAGGTTTCGGTGGCCTTGCGGCAGCGGCGGAGAATCCACAACAAGCCATGAAGACCTTGAGTCAACAAGCTACCCAAATGGCTGCTAAGCCTAAAGTCCAGTGGCAAGACTTCAAACTTATGCTAGAGCAAACGCCTGCAGGTATTGCCGCCATTGCAAAAGAAATGGGCATGAGTACCGCTGAAATGGTCCAAGCAGTCCAAGACGGCAAGATTAAGACCGAGGACTTCTTTGACGCCATTGCTAAAGTGGGGAACAACGACACATTCAGCAAAATGGCCACAGAGTTCAAAACCGTTGACCAAGCTATTGATGGGATGAAAGAGTCTCTTGCTAATAAGCTAATGCCACAGTTTGAGAAACTCAATCAAATCGGTATCAAGGCAGTTGTCGGGCTCACTGATGCACTCGAAAGGGTTGATATCAATGGAATCGCTGACAAGATTGGCAGTGGGTTACAGTCGCTTTGGAAGGGTTTCTCTAATACAGGAGCTTTGAAAAATCTAGGTGCTACCTTCACTTACATTTCAAGCTCAATCAAGCAGCTATTTAGCAAGATTGATGGTAGCAAGCTCATGCAGGGTATTGGTTCAGTGTTTGGTGACATTGCTAACGGTATCTCACAAGCCTTGAATGTTGCTACGACATCGGTTAGAAGTTTCATCAGCTCGTTTGCTGACACTGGAGCGTTTCAATCGTTCAAGGCAGCAGTGCAAGATACTTGGAACGCCCTCAAGGCTATCGGTTCGTCGCTTGGTGAGGTGCTTGGTAGCTCACAAACGCAGTCAATCATTGCAGGGCTTGGCTCAGCTCTTGGAACACTAGTTAGCTGGATTTCTCAAGCAGTTTCAGCAATTTCTAGGTTTATCAGTGCAATTCCGCCGGGAATCTTAAACGGTATCACTAGCGGTATTTTGGCAATGGTAGCAGGTTTTATGACTGCCAAAGCTGGGATTTCAGCGGTAGGCGTTGCATTGAAAGGGTTAGACTTCCTTAAAAGTCTCAATCCATTCAAGAAGTTTGGAAGCGATGCAGCAGAAGGAACAGAACAAGCTGCTAATAGTGCGAGACGTTCTAAATCAACGATTACTCAACTATTTAGTGGAATATCCAACGTTATCAAGTCTTCTGGTAATGCAATCAAAGGAATCTTGACAGCCATATTCAAAGGTATTGCTGAAACTTACAAAGGTTTCGGACAAGGAATGAAATACGTTTTACAAGGTCTTAAAGGATTGAATCCAGCGACCTTGCTTTCATTCGGTGCTGCCGTAGCCGTTGCCGCAGTCGGAATCGGTGCAGGGATTGCATTGATCGTGGCTTCATTCTCACTATTAGCAAGCCATGCCAGTGGTGTTTCCCAAATTATTGGCTCTATCGGTTCAGCGTTCGGAACTGTTGTCGAATCTATCGGAAAGGCAGCTGGGTCTATCGTTGAAGCCTTTGGCACGGCATTCGGTATCGTCATTAAGGCAGTCGGTGAAGCTGCACCGGGACTCGCCAAACTTTCACCGCTGGTTGAAGCTATCGGAACTGCTCTAGGCAATGCAGCCCCAGCCATTACAGCGTTTGGGAATGCTTGGGCGTCTATTTTAGGGACGTTGCCAGCTATCATTGGTGCATTCAGCGGACTAGTTTCTGCTATAGGCTCAGCAATTAGCCAGATAGCTACAGCAGTAACTCCGATTGTTCAAATCATCGGGAACACAATCACGGCAGTAGCTCAAATCATCGCTAACGCTATCGTGGCAATCGCTCCGGTAATTTCAAATTGTATCGTTCAAGTTGCTCAAGTGATTGGTCAATTTGGGCCACAGATTGCAATGGTTTTACAAGTAATCGTGCAAGGTATCCAAGCAACGGCACCGGTCATTATAACCTTAATTCAAGGAATTGTTACAGTCGTTCAAACAATGGCACCGGTCATTAGTCAAGTGATTTCTGCCATCGTTACGGTTGTACAAACTCTCGCACCTATCATCAGCCAAATCATTTCAGCGATTGTGACAGCTATCACTCAAATCGTACCTATAATCACGGCAATCGGTGGTGTGATTAGTGCTGCATTTAGTGGCATTGCATCGGTTGTGTCAGCAGCAGGAATGGCAATTGCTACCGCTGCAATGGGTATCGGTACGGCTATTAGTACGGCTCTTAGTGGTGTGGCAAGCATTATTAGTGCTACTGGTTCAGCTATCGGAGCAGCCTTGCAAGGCATTGCTAGCGTAGTGCAATCAGTTGGTACTTCAATCAGCACAGCGGCTCAGGGTATCGGAAACGGCATTAAGTCAGCGTTTGAAGGTATTTCAAGTGTGATCACATCCGCTGGTAGTGCAATCAGTAGCGTATTGAATAGTCTTGCTAATGTGTTCAACTCAATCGGAACCGCAGCTCAAAAAGCGGGGTCTGGATTCAATCAGCTTGCCAATGGTGTGGTCAAGATTACCAATACCAACCTAGGGGACATGGCTGCATCTCTTGCAGCAGTAGCCAAAGGTGTTGGGTCTATCGGTAATAACTCAGCCGGTCTAGCTCAAGCTGGTACTGGTATGACCCAACTCGGAAACGGTATGAGCAAGGTATCTAGCTCAGCATCTAGTGCTGTATCTGGATTGACATCATTCTCTAGCACGATTACAAGTATTCAGTCATCATTCACTAACTTACAATCATTGTTGACTACGGCAGGAACTGCATTCAGTACGTTCTCTAGTCAGGCTAGTCAATCACTTGCTGGTTTAACGGCTATTGTAGCCCCTATCACAGCGTTTAGAACGCAAATCATGACACTAGCACCAGCCTTGATGGTGGCAGCGACTGGTTTAACTCAGTTCAGTACAGTTTCAATGACGCTCACTGCTAGCATGACTTCTATCAGCTCAAGCATGACTATGCTAACTACTAGTTTAACTATGTTAGCTACTCAGTTAACTATGATCACTACTAGTATGACCATGATGGCTACTAGCTCAACTATGCTAGGTACTAGCTTAACGCTAGTAGGTACGCAATTCATGATGATTGGTACTTCACTAACCATGCTAAACACTCAATTCATGATGTTCGCTACCAGCTTAATGCAAATGACAAGCCAGCTCATGATGGCAGGTTCAGCAGTGACCATGTTTGGTGCTCAGCTCATGACTGCTCAGACTGGTTTCAGCATGGTTTCCATGATGGCTACCATGGTATCTAGTCAGCTTGCTATGCTTGCTAGCTCAGCCCAAATGGCAGGAGCAGGGCTTGCAATGGTAAGTGCTCAAGTCATGATGCTTGCTAGCGTATTTGCTACAGTCGGAGCAGCAGCTATGACTTTACAAGCTACAATGATGTCGCTTGGTATGGCAGTGAGTGCAGGCATGATGTCAGCAGTTCAAGCGGTAACTTCGGGTGCTATGCAAATGACAGCGGCTCTACGTTCTAGTGGCACACAAATGGTTGCTAGCACGCAAGCCTTCATGAATCAGATTGTCTCAGCGGTCCGAAACGGCATGAACCAAGTCGTTGCTGCCATTCGTGCCGGTGGTGCTCAAATGGTATCAGCTATGCAAGCAAGCGGACAACAATTAGTTGCAGTTACGCAAGCAGCAGTTAACCAAGCGGCAGCCGCAGCTAGAGCTGGTTATGGTGCTTTCTTCTCAGCCGGTGCTTACATGGGTCAAGGTCTTGCCGCCGGTCTTAACTCAGCTCTTGGAGCAGTTACAGCGGCAGCAAACGCCTTAGTAGCACAAGCAGAACGAGCAGCAAGAGCGAAAGCCAAAATCAACTCACCTTCACACTTGTTCCGTGATGAAGTCGGTTGGTGGATTGGTCTTGGTATCGCTCGAGGTATCGACGAATCAGCCCCAGAGGTAGCTAATAGCCTTGATTACATCCGTGACCAAGTTAACGGCTTCAATGTTCGAGCTAATGCCATGCTCACTGGTGCTACTTCAAACATGGCCAGTCAGCTCAAGATGGAAGTGCTCAGAGATAAAACCCCAGACGCTACGATTTCAGCACGTCAAGAAGCGTATGCTGCACATTCAGCTGGCTTGCTTAGTGATGTTATCGATGCATTGGGAGAGCTTAAAGACCAAGTGGCACAAGGTCAAAACATGGTGTTAGACACTGGTGCTCTAGTCGGTGGCACAGTTAATAACTTCAATAGTGCCATTGATACGATTAAAACACTGAAAGGACGACACAGACTATGATTACTAAAATCAAAGAATATATAGCGTTTGGCGATTTTAACAGTCGGGATGCTGGGTGGTACTTGCAGAAACGTGAAGCACCAACGCCAGAAGAGAAGGAAATCGTTGAGTCTATCCCCTTCATGCAAGGGGAACTCGACTTTTCTAGTATTTTGGGGGAGCGTGTGTTTAAGCCTAGAGAAATTACATACGAGTTTAAACTGCCATTCACCGAATACGAGTCCAGAAAGACCGCAGAACGTGAGATTAAGTCCCGTATGGCGACTAAAACGGAAAGAAAACTATTCGATACTCACGATAGGCGTTATTACTGGATGGGAAAAATCAAGAGTATCAAGGTAGCCGATGATCCAATTAAGAAGAATCTGGTTGCTACTATCGTATTCAAATGCTATCCGTTCGCCTTCCACGAGCACGACTACTTTGATGATGTATGGGACACCTTCGATTTTGAAAATGACGACTCAACATGGACTAAATGGCAGTTGGGTTATAAGAAAGCCGAGAAAACAATCTATTTCGTTAATTCTGGCGATACAGCTATCAATCCAGTGGTTTACTGCGATGAAGATGTAACGTTAACTGACCAAGATGGCACAATTTACAATCTGAAACGTGGCGAAAACAGAGAGTTTGCATTAACTCTCTACCAAGGTATTAACTATTTCAAGGCTAAAGGCAATGGCACTATTGCCATGCACTACAATAATGAGGTGATGGCATAATGAAGGTTGAAGTATTTAACGTTAGCCATACCGGCTACAGTGTCAAAGTGTCTGGTGTCGTCAATGACGCAAGACTTGCAAAGGTGCTGTTTCCGACTTGGAGTAAGAAGGAGAATTGGTCGGATGAATTTGGTAGAGTAGTAGACCAAGACGATGTTTATTGGTACCCAGGGGTGAGGTGGGGTGACGATTGGTACTGCACCATCGATATTTCAAATCACAACCACGATAGCGGTGAGTATCGCACCGATATCTATCTACTTCATTACGATAACAGTCTAGAGGGAGTTGATACCAAAACAATCACAATCCCAGACCCACCAGAGACTATCCGAAAAAAAGGTGGATACGCTGTTTACTGGTGGCCTGATTTCAACGCTAGGCGTGGGGATAAGCTTTGTCGCACTACTGATGGACGGAAGACAATTCACAATCCATATAGTGCCAAAGGCGGGAAAATCATAGCTGGTGAAGTCACTCAAGCGCTCAACACTATTCATGAATTTACGTTTGCTATCCCATTCAGTCACCCACTCTACAATAAGATGGTACCATTTAAATCAATCGTTGAAGTAGTCAACCTCCACGATGGAGCAATTGAATTTGTTGGTCGTGTCTTAACCACGACTAATGAAATGACAACAGACGGCTTCGCTCAAAAAGTAACGTGTGAAGATTTCCTATCATATCTCCACGATTCGTCCCAATGGTTCCAAAAATTGCCAAACCGTGGGGCAGGGCAATATCTGTTCGAAATGTTAAAAGTGGCCAACAGTCAAGTCGAAGACTACAAGCGTTATCATTTGTATAGCGTTACTGTCAACAGCAAAACAGATAAGCCGTTTCGTTATATTGGGTATGAATCTAGTTGGGATTGTGTCCGAGAGCGTATTATCAACAATATCGGTGGATATTTAAGGGTTTATGAGCGAAACACCGTACTGTGTTTAGACTGGACGAAAGACATTGGAGAGGTCAAGAAGTCGCCTATCCAAATTGGTAAAAATATCAAGTCTGCTAGTCGAACACTTGATTTTGACGGGCTTGCCACTCAAATCATGCCCGTTGGTGCGGATGTGCAAAAAGACCAACCAGACCAAGACCAAAGCCCCGATGTTACAAGGGAGCAGATTACAATTTGGAATGTCAATAATCACAGCCTATTCCTAGAAGACAAGGAACTCATTAAGGAATTTGGCATTATCCGTAAGCCAGTAATCTGGACGGAAATCGACAATCCTAGCGTTCTTCTAGCCCGTGGGAAACAATATCTGCGAAATCAAAAGATTGCCCTAGCGAAATGGACAATCTCAGCAGTTGAGCGCTATTTGATTGATGATCGTTATGATAAATTTGAAATCGGGAATAAGCACCCAATTATCAACGCTCCTTTATCTGGTATCGAAAGTTTGCAAATCTTAGAGAAAAAAATTGATATACTGAATCCACAGTCAGTTGAGTTAACGATTGGCTCACAATCTCAATCACTCGCAGCCTATCAATTGCAGTTGCAAGAGGCGGAAAACTCTATTGAACGAGTTAAACAGAACACCTCTATTACTGACAAGACTAAACGTTTGAAAGCTCTACAGAGTCAACTTACGACACTTAAGAATAGACCTAACACGGAGCCAATAGCACCAACGTACCCTAACCCACCTAAACCAGATGCTTCACAAAATGAATTGATTGCGTATGATAAAGCGTTTGCTGACTATCTTGTTGCGAAAGCTAACTACGATAATCAACTCGCTTCATTCCAGATGGACGAGCAAGAGCGTACTAGGACGATTAGGGACATTGAAGCTGAGATTGCACGATTGCAGAATGAATTAAAAACAGAAGGAGGTAATTAATGCCACAAAATGAAGCAGAGGGGCGCTTGAACCTTTATGATGATGTGACGCCTTTGGGAGACGTCAAAAGCGTTGACGCTTTAATCAGAGCCATTCGCAAGAAAACGAGAGGGGCAGACGTTCGAGAGTCTATCGCTAAAGCTATTGAAACGACATACGCTGACGGGACTGCCAATGGCAATGCCAATTTGGAAGTCGCAAAAGCTCGGGGGGAATATGAAACCCTAAATCAACGCCTTCAAGATATCCAAACAACCGCCAAGTCAAGTCAAGAACTAGGGGAGCGGAATGACGACAACAAGGTAGACAAGAACGGTAGTGGTCAAATCAAGTGGGCAAACCTTGCGCAAGATGCGAGAGAGCAAATCTCAGGCGGCAAGGTGGCAGTGGTTGGAAACAATGCTGTTTCAACATCTAACATCGTTGATGGAGCAGTTACGGACACCAAACTTGATGAACGCATGGGGTTTGGGTTGATGATTGCAGGTCGACTATTGATTGATGTCGCCAATTCTCAAGTGGAATTAAGCAGCGGTAGTTGGTTCCAAGTCGGAAAACGTAAAGCCAACGCCAGAGATACCTTAACAGCTCCGCTGCCAAAAACGGGTTTGTCGCAGTACGTTATTTACAACGACGAGACGAACTCGTTATATGTCAAAACATTAAACGACATTCAAAACATTGGTAATCGTGAAACCATCTTAGCAATCCTATTTAATGGAGCATTGGTTCACCCACAATCCTCTCCATTTGTTAAGACGGTGGGGCTCAAAGTCGGTGAACGCTTAGATTACGTGAATGCCGACTGGGGGACAGTTATCCAAGGGGAAATCACATTTGACGCCAAAACAAATACTGTCAGAGGTCAAAGAAAAGGCGACATCATTGTCTCTTTTCAAAATTATTACATTGACGGCATTGAAGATTTTGAAATTACCTTACCGAACTACTTTGGGAAATTGTTACTCTTTGATAGAGAAAGCAAAAAGTTTCAAGTAGCGGACATGGATAGTTACGACAGTCACAAGAAGAAAGATATTTCTAAAGCAGCTTCACTAATCAAAGTGGCTGAAATATACCAAAATGAAATTAGGCATATTTCTAGCAATAGCAATGTTTTTCTTATCAACCAAGAAACCCAACGCAAACAAGACATCACACTTGAACGGTTGAAAGTTGACTTACAAACCAAGCGGACAGTTATCGTGACGCTAGGTGACTCAACGACGGATGGGTACAGAACATCTGGTTATTCAGGAAATGTTCTTGAAAGTTTGACACCAAAACCAAAGACTTATACCGAGATTTTAAACGGCATCGTCAATGACCAAAAGGGGTATGGCTTCAACCACAAATTCTATAATCGGGGCTTCTCTGGAAAAACAATTGCTTGGTTAAAAGATAACTTGGATGCTGTCTTAGCTCCAATCACCGAAAAAATCGACTATGCTATTATCTCAATGGGAATTAATGACAGTGTTTACCAGAAGGACAACATTCAACCTTTCGAAGAGAACCACATCGACATTGTTAAACGTTTGATATCTAAAGGAATTAAACCTATCTTGATGTCAACACAAGCCCAATTTGAAAACTATAATCGTTTTGGCTCAAAGATTAACAGTATCGCTGACAATATCAAGAAAGATTTAGCGAAAGAACTAGGTATCCCATTCATTGACTACAATGCCGGGACTAGAAATATTCTGAATGACTCAGAGTATAGTGTTAAGGCTCTTATTCCTGATATGTGTCATTTTGGCGATTTAGGTCATCGAAAATCGGCAGAATTTCTAGCTAGTCAATTGATTCATCGTGTTGAAAATGTCAGCACTGGTGATAAGATCGGCTACCAGAATAATCGTGTTGTCTCAGACTTGAACTATTCGGATTATTTATCTGATGTTGAAAAAGAGGTTAAATTCTTACCTTCAAAGGTAGATGGGTTTGACTTAGAGGGTCACTTTAATGGGGCTCAAAAGACCATGTTTGAAGCTTTGGTTTATGTCAATAAACCAGTTGTAGTTAAATACTTCGGAGAGAACGTGTCTGTAAGTAGCAACGGTGCTAACTTGGATGATGGCGCACGGTTGGATGTTGGTCTCTACAAGATTTCAGTTAAAAACACGCCAAATCAACCATCATCCTTCCGTGGTTTGAAATTTGAGTAGAAGGGGGAATATTGAACAAGCCAGATGGAATCTTTGGAATCTTCGATGTTGTACGTGATTTCTACGAGCATGGCATAGACGAGCATCTTTGGGTATTCCTCTTAATGGTAGTTATCGCTTGCGATATTATCATAGGTGTATCTAGGGCATGGGCTTATCATGAGTTTTCAAGCTCTAAGTTTAGAAAAGGGCTTGTCAGCCATACAGCTATGATTACCTTTGTGGCGATATTCTATCCATTTGCTGCCTTCATGAACCTTGGAGGGGTGTTAGATGCCTTCATTATGGCAATGATAGCAGCTTACGGCTCTAGCATCCTAGCCAGTCTATCAGCTCTAGGCGTGGAAATTCCCTACATTGATAGATATGTGAAGAAAAACATTGATAAAGAAAAATTTAATTTAACCTCAATCGAGGAAGAAAAAGGAGAACATGAAAATGATTAATTTTAAACTACGTTTGCAAAACAAAACAACTCTAGTAGCTCTTATCTCAGCAGTATTTCTCATGTTGCAACAGTTTGGACTTACAATCCCTAGCAACATCCAAGAGGGAGTCAATACTCTCGTTGTTATCTTGGTTATCCTCGGAATTGTTACAGACCCAACAACTAAGGGCGTAGCAGATAGTGAGCGTGCATTAAACTACCATCAACCTCGTGAGGACTAGCCTATGGCCAAGCTCATGACTTCCGTCAACCAAATCGAGGGTGGTGATGTCCTTAAATCTGGGGACACCACTTCCGTCTTTGGTTTTGAAATTTTGGGTTACGATGGAAAACGCATGGAGCTATCTGGCACTGGTAAGCTCACATTGTCAAACGATGAAACAGTGGCACTATATCAAGATGTTACCGTTGAAAATGGGGTGTTCTCATTCTCAATGGGCAGTGTAGTAGCTACTGGCACTTACTACCTTGAAATTAAACTAGACGGACATATCTTCCCGTCTAACAATTTTAAAGTCAAAGTGAAAAATTCGTTAAATGCTGACAGCGCTATTCCATCAGACAAGAGCCCTAAACTAAAACTACTAGCGGATGAATTGCGAGAGTCTGGCTTAATCACTGGTGGCAGTGAGACCACGGAAGACCTCGTTAATGTCTACAATCTAGCTAAAATTTGAAAGGAATAACTAAATGAGTAAATTACACGATTTTGCCCAAGCAGTCGGAGCAGACATTAAGGAAATCAAGGCATCGATTGCTAGCAAGGTAACTGGTGTCAGTGAAGAACGCTTGACGCAAGCAATTACACAAGCAAAAGCTGATATCATTGGCAATGCACCGGAAGAACTTGATACACTCAAGGAAATTGCTGATAAAATCAGTGCAGCGGGTGGCAATATTGACAGTGGTATCATCAGTAAAATGACCGAGCTTGGCACTCGTATTGATACCATCGAGCAAGAAGACCTTGTGAACGTATACAACGCAGCGAAAGCGTGAGCCTATGAGTAAATTACACGATTTCGCCCAAGCCGTTGGTGCAGATATCAAAGAAATTAAAGATAAACAATCGTCATCATTGTCTATCAGCCAAGCGTATGGGTTGTTCCCAACTTACAATAACTTTTTTCTACAGGTTTTAGAACAAAATAAATTTGCGGAAGACCCGCTTGTAACAAAGTCTCAATTACCCACAAGCGAAATTGACGCTTTAAAACAGAAGGTCGAAGAGTTGGAAAAAACTATCTCGGAAATTAAACAGGCTATTCAAAAATAATTTAAGGAGGCCTACTATATGGCAACAGATAATGACATTATCTTATTTGCAGAAAATCTAGCTGACGCTGGTGTCGGTACTGATGCAGATGGAAGTTGGGGAACTTAACAAACTGGGTTCCTAATCCCGAGAATTGCTGGGACACCCTGAAGCTATGAAGGCTACAACGCAACCGGTAACGGTAAACGTGACACGCTTAAAAACATTCATAGTTGGGCAATCAGCAGCCGAGCCTCCTTGGTAAAAGAGGAGGAAGGTTCAACGACTAAGTGCTTGCAATCGCAAGACAGCACGGGACGTTTGTGGTATAATGGAGTTAGACGACAAAGGAGGGCTAACCCATGCAGACGATTGAAAATAAAGAGATTGGCGTTACTTTCAATTATTTAAAATTGCTAAAAATATCTGGCAAAGATAAAAACGGGAAGAAACTTGGGATATTCAAATGTACTTTGTGCGGAAATGAAAAAGAAATGAGGATAACCGAAGTAAGGAACGGATATTCAAAATCTTGTGGGTGTCTTTCAAAACTCAAAAACAAAGAAAGACTGAAAAAGCACGGGCTGACTGGAACGAAAACCCATAGCGCTTGGAAAGCGATGCGACAAAGATGCACAAATCCAAACTATTCAAGTTTTCACCGATACGGCGGCCGTGGTATAACTTATGCTGATGAATGGGAAGACTTCTCCCAGTTCTATAAAGACATGGGAGAACCGCCTTCTAGCAAGCATCAACTGGACAGAATAGACAATAATGGGAACTACTGCAAAGAAAATTGCAGATGGGCTCTACCTCAAGAAAACTGCAATAATAGAGGTGTTTACAAAAATAAAACTGGTTACACCGGCGTTAGTGAAAATACTAGCAAGGCTGGTCGGTATTCGTCTTATTTTTGTGTAAATAGAAAACATATCCAAGTTGGAACTTTCTCAACTCCAGAAGAAGCATACAAAGCCAGAATTGAAGCGATAAAAAAATACAATAAAGAAAATAATGCCAACTTAAAATATATAGAATTCGAAGAATGTCACAAAACGAAGATATAGTCTCATCTTACGTGAAAGCGTAAGCTCATAAAAGAGGGAGCACGTTATACAGTCAATCCAAGAAATTGTTTTGAGGAGAGACGTGCTTTTAAGATAATGCAATGTGTTGACCTGCCCAACTCTATCTCAATTAACTTCTTTGGCCGTGCCCTTTGGGGGAACGCCATTGACTTGCTAAACTCAGCGGCGGAAGCAGGCTATGAAGTCGAGTATAATCAAGAAGGGAACCTTGATAGCCGTCCACGTCGTGGGGCTGTATTCGTCATGGATACTACTTACATCGCAGGGCATCCATACGGGCACACTGGCTTGGTTATCGAAGATTCAGACGGCTACACCATGCGAACTATCGAGCAGAATATTGACGGCAATGCTGATAGCTTATACGTTGGCGGACCTGCTCGTTACAATACACGCAATTTTGACGGTATTGTAGGTTGGTTCTACTTCCCAACGGATAATCAATCACAAGCCCCTGCACCAACACCGACACCGTTTGATGGTATAATTACTATTAACGAGGAAACCGGGACGTTTACGGTTGAAGTATCAGCTCTTAACGTTCGAGCTGGTGCTGGTCTAGGTGCTGAAATCGTAGCAGTTTATGGAGCCGGTGAAACTATCAACTATGACGGCTGGTGTGACGTTGACGGCTATATCTGGATCAGTTACATTGGCGGGTCTGGAAATCGTCGCTATGTCGCAGTTGGACAATCAGAGAATGGGCGGCGTGTAACGTCATTCGGTTCATTCGCTTAATCAAGACCACGAAAACTATAAAATAAAAAAAGGAGTATATCACCTCCCCTCACACTGCAGTAGGGATACCATGGCAGTAGTGGTCGAAGCCTCAGCATTGTGCTGGGGCTTTTTTATTTGGTATAATATATCTAGGAAAGTGCCAGTAACTCTACGGGGTCTGGTGCGTTTTTTTATTTTTTGTGCTATAATATACATGAAATGACAATCCCCCTGCATCCACTATGGACAGATACGATCTGACGCAGGGCTTTTTTTGTGTTATAATATAAGTCCATCATAGGCAAAGAGCTACGAGGTTATCTCATAGCTCTTTTTTATATTTGTGATTTCAATGGAGAAGTGATAACATAGATTTCGGAATACTTGGCGTTATTTCGATAATTTCTCGAACTGCCCCGGCTTTATGTCGGGTTTTTTTATTTTGCAAAAAAACTTAAATTTCTTTATAAAAAGTGTTGACAAACTATCATGTATGATATATAATATACTTGTAAGATAAAGGAAGGAAGTAAAGGAAATGAAATCACAAGTAATGAGCCTAGCATGGAAAATCTTCAAAAACGAAAAAAATGACGTAACTTTTTCTGAAGCATTGAAATTCGCTTGGAAAGCCGTTAAACGTCAAAAAATGGCGGATGATTTCTACTTCTTCCGTTCTTCAAACGTTAAATTCCAAGGTGTTAAGAAATGGTTTGCTGAAAAAGAATTTCGTGGACGCAACAAGAAAGACTTGGCGTTCATGTCAGTAAGTGCGATCAGTGTTAAAGGGTTGGTCGAAGAAACTGATAAAGCTGTTAAACTTGAAATCGTGACACCTTATGGAGTTTCTGCTAAATGGTACCCAAAAAGTGTAATTGCTTAATAAAAAGGAGAAATAAAATGGAAATCAACAATGACATCAAAGAGTTAATCTTGGAATACGTGGGACGCTATTTCAAGTTTGAAAATGATTTTTACAAATTGCCGGGCATCAAATTTACCGATGCAAATTGGCAAAAATTCAAAAACGGTGATACATCCATCGAGAAAATGGGGGCGGCACGAGTAAACGCAATGCTCGACTGCCTATTCGATGATTTCGAGCTTGCTATGATTGGCAAGGCTCAAACTGATTATTACATTGATAACTCACTTAAATTGAACATGCCATTTTATGCTTATTATGACATGTTCAAAAAACAACAGCTTCTAAAATGGATTGAGAATAGTCGTGAAGACATCATCGGAGGGGCTGGCAGAATGTACACAGCGGGCGGTAATTGGATTTCTAGCGCTTATTTAGAGATCGCATTAGAATCTAGTTCCATCGGTGGCGGTGGCTATATGCTTCAAATGCGGTTCAAAAACTACTCAAGAGACCCTAGACCGATTCCAGCAGGCCACCAAAATCGTCTCGAATGGATTGAAAACAACTTGGAGAATATCCGATAAAAGACTAGGGTTATCCTAGCCTTTTTTGTGTATTCATGACAAATCAATAGACATTTAACCTAAATAAAGGTACACTATACATGTACTTTAGGCGATTACGCGCTGAATGTTTTTGTTTTTCATGTCGCTTGGTAGCTCATGCTGCCAAGTCTTTTTTTATGCCCAAACAAAAAAAGCTAGAGTAACAACTCCAGCTTCTATTCTTCCGTGTATTCATATTTCCTTGTAGCATAAACAATTTCTTTCCCGCAAAACATGCAATATTTCAGAGTCGGACCCACCCAAGAGTAATGCTCACCGCAATTTGTTTCTATTTGATTCACTTTGGCAAAAAGCAATGTTTCTATATCTTTGGTTTTGTCATCATAAATCTCTATTGTGTGTTTACAAACATCCATCTCGATTTCTCCTTTTTGTTTTATTATACCATTTCAAAAAAGGCTAAGCATTAATGAGTCTTTTTCTATGCTCGAATCAAGAATTTTAGTATCCTTGATTGAAATGAATGTAACTAAAACGCTCTATAATTTCCATAAAATAACGATGATTTCACTAGTAACTCTGACCTTGCTTATCAAGGCGCGTGCTATGGCTTTCTGTTGCTCGTAGTCAAGTGTGAAGATATCCTTGGTGTCAAGTACCCGTTTAATGTCTTCCTTTCGTTCTACGACTTTAACAGAGCTGTCAGCGTCTAGCTCTTTTTCAAGAGTTGTTCTTTCTGCCATGAAGTCGCTTGACCGTTTTTGTAATTCCTCTAGTGAAATCCTATCGTCGATGTATAGATCATTAAGCCTGCTAATTTTAGCGGTCAGATTATCAATCTGTTTCTGGTAGCTATCGCGGTCTATGGTCTCTTGATTTGTGTTTGAAAATAGCTTGTCGATATAATCTGAATCAGTTTGTAGTTTGCTGATTTCAGTTAGGATGAAGTGCTCTATATCGTCTTTGAAATAGAACCCAGAATCACACTTTGCATTGTTGTTATAAACAGTCACGCCCTTTGTCTTTCGTGGATGCCGCTGCTTACACTCGTATTTAACTAAGCGTGTGCCGTCTTTCCGTATCATACCCAGTTTTATAGCAAGAGGGGCTGAACAATAGCCGCATTGAGCTATACCAGAAAGCATGTATTTAGCTTGAAACGGTCTAGGGTTGAAACGCTGGGCGGCTGTTCTTTGTCTTGTCTTAATTTCCTCTTGCGTCTTGTTAAAATCTTCTTCGGAAATGATAGGCTCATGAGTGCCGGGGAATATCTGACCCTTAAATTGATTATATCCGCAATAGACTGGGTTGGACAGGATAACCCTAACTGTCCTATAGTTCCACTCTTTATCTTGTCCATATTGCTCATTGAGTGCGTCTCTAAGCTTGGTTATCGACATCCCCGATAAATACCATTCGAACATTTTTCGGACGATTAGGGCTTGATATGGATTGACCGAGAGCGTGCCAGTTTCTTTGATGTAATCATAACCAAACGATGTCTTGGCCCACTGCATCGACTTGCCGGACTTTGCCCGCCCTAGCTTGCCTAATTGCATCCGTTCCTTGATTTGTTCCCTTTCGAACTCAGCTATTGCAGATAAAAGAGTTAGGAATAAAGTACCCATGGCAGAAGACGTGTCTATATTTTCTTGGATAGATACAAAATCAATTTTATTTATATTAAACACATCTTTAATCAAATAAAGCGTATCTCTTACGTTTCGTGATAACCTATCGAGTTTGTAAACTAAAACTGTGTCAAACAAACCGTGTTTCACATCGTTAATCAAGTTTGTCATTTCAGGACGATTCAAACTACCGCCAGAGAAACCGGCGTCAATATACTTGTTATAAACATCCCACCCCATAGCTTCACAATACTTCTCTAAGCTGTCAATTTGCCCGTCTATGGAATATCCTTCCTCAGCTTGATTCGTGGTGCTCACTCGTGCATATATGGCGACTTTCCTAATCATTCGAGTCACCCCCGCATTCAGAATACTTCCAAGCAAAACCGCCAGCCTTTTTTCTTGTACCTTTGCAGCACATTGAAATACAAGAAAGGTTAATTTTCAGAGTTTTACTAGCATCCGTCATGCTGTTCCACTCTTTTACCACATTCCCGTCTAGGTCCATTTGCAGAACCTTTTTATTACTATTTTTTCCAAGCGCCCTAATAGTGTCGATTTGAGACTGCTGCACGGATTTTAACCCAGTTTTAAATGCGTGTTTAGCATTTTCGCTAGCAGAAACCCACTCTAAATTATCAACAGCATTATTGGTTTTATTACCATCAATATGGTTTACTTGCGTCTTCGTTTTTGTGTCTGGATTGTCAATAAAACAAGTAGCAACAAGTCTATGAACGAAGTAATGTTTCGGTTTTCCGTTTTTAGTGAGCGCCACGGTGTGATACCCAAATTGCGTAAGTTTCTTTTTCAAAACTCTGCCTTTCAACAATCGGAAACCGTCCCATTTTGGCACAACTTTGTCTAAGCTTCTAACATTTCCTAAATCGCTAACTTCGTATAGACCTTCGTAACCTACAACTTTTTTCCATTTTTCCATTTTTTTACACTCCATTCTGTGATAAAATAGAGCATAGTAAAGCACTTTTACATATCGTTGTTTTACTATACTAATCGATTGCCTGTGCTTGAAGTCGCCAAACTTTATAGAGTACAGGCTTTTTTTGTTGTCTTATTTAACCTTAACTTCCATTGATCCGTTAAGTTTTTGGCTAGCTAGTGCATTGCCATCATCAGTCTTAATATGAAACATTGGATAACGCTCATAGTTGACATTGTTGATTGCAGCCCAGACGTTGAAGGCTTCATGCTCTTTTGCAAGCATTCCATCCGCAAAATTCTGTAAGTCAGCTTTGCTATATGTTTTATACTCATTGGGCACAGTCATATATAAAATAGTGCTACGGTTGTAAAAGCTATATGTGCTAATATCCAGACCTTTATCAGTCAAATCTTGCTTGAAGTAGTCGATAAAGCTACCCATTTGCCCCTCGGTAATGTCTTTTAGCTTATCTTCCGACGAGCTTGGTTCTGAGCTTGATTCTTTTGAAGCTTTTTCCTCGCTCTTTGAACTTGACGCTTTGGCGCTGCTTGACGATTTACTAGCTTTAGGTTTTGCCTTTGAAGAAGACGAAGCTGTTTGGACTGTCTTGACTGGCTCTGTCTCCGTTTTTGGTGCAAGTCCAGTGATTTCAAACACCTTACCAAGAACAGCCAAACAGACAAGCACAATCGCCCACTTTTGCCACCGTTTCAAATTTTTCCATTTACTCAACATTTTTCAATCTCCTTTAATTTTAGATATTCATTTTTTACAAACGTCTCATCACAAATCGTGGTGAGATTATATTTTTCCATGAAGTGTAAGTAATTGAAATCGTCCAGATTTTCATTTTTCAACAATTCATGAATCATATTTCTATTGGCTTGAGCCTCGTACTTTTCTCGCAGACGCTCGTAGTGTTTAGAGTTGTGTTCTAAGTGCCCTAATTCATGCAGAATGACCTTCAAACGTATTTCTGGGGGTAAATCCCCGTTGATGTAAACCACACGGTTAACAGGGTCTAGAAATCCATCTCGTGGCCACTCGTTAGAGCTAAACTCGCAGATAGAGACATTGAACTGCTCAAGCAATTCTTTCTCCATACGTTTATTTCTCCTTGCTACTCATATAGCCGGCAATGATGCCACGAATGGCACGCTTGTCATCCTCGGTAAGTGGTTTACCGTCGAACATCATTGCATTAGCTATGATTTCATCGATATCGTGGGAGCTAGGTTGTTGTTCCTCGGTTGTTTCTGGACCATCTCCAAAAAGAATGTAATCTGTTGAAGTCCCTAAAGCTTGAGCTAATTTTACAATCTTTGTTCCCGTTGGAATGCTAGCGCCGCTTTCCCACTTTGAAATAGTCGAATCAGATTTATAACCTAACATTTTCGCTAATTCAAGCTGACTAATACCCTTGCTAGCTCTCAAACTTTCGATTCTGCTTCCTCTTTGCTTATTCAAATCCATATCTTTCTCCTTGCTGTTTATATTAATATTATATAGGAGACTTTCCTTATTTTCAAGTTGATTTATAAAAAACTTAAAAAAACTTGAAAAAAAATCAACAAAACTGTTGACATTGAATTTAATTCAAGTTATAATACGTTTGTAAGTTAGTTAGAGAGGAGGAACAAAATGACAAAAACAACCCCAAAGATTACAATCAAAGAACTTCGAGCCCGTCATAATCTGACACAAGCCCAATTCGCTAAAAGCATTGGTACTACAGCTCAAACGGTTAGCGCTTGGGAGAAAAATGCGCTTTCTATTTCTCCTAAGAAAATGGTAACTATCTGTAATAAATACCACATTCGAGCATCCGATTTGTACGGTATTTGATATTTTTTTACAGTAAAACTTGAATTTAATTCAAGTCAAGAATTAAGAAAGGAGCAATCAGTGAACGAATTAATTAATGTAACGTTAAACGAAAACAATGAGCCTATCATTAGTGCGAGACAACTTCACAAAACATTAGAAGTAAAAACTCGATTCAGTCAGTGGGTTGAGCAAAACTTCAAAATGTTCAAAGAAAACGAAGATTTTAGCTCCGTAGTTACAACTACACAGCAAAATCAATACGGCGGAACAAAAAAACTACAAGACTACGCCGTTACAATCCGCATGGCTGAACATCTAGCTATGATGTCAAAAACAAATAAAGGGCACGAAGTCAGAGAATACTTCATCCAAGTTGAGAAAGATTTCAATAGCCCAGAAAAAATCATGGCAAGAGCGTTGCTCATGGCTGATAAGAAAATCAAGCTCTTGGAAAACGAAAACGAAAACCTCTTGATTGAGTTGGAAGAAGCGACTAAAAACGCTGATTACCTAGATTTGATTTTACAAACTAAAGATAGCTTGACAATCACCCAAATTGCTCAAGACTATGGGATGTCAGCACGCAAGATGAACCAACTCTTGAAACAAGAGCGAATTCAACGCATCGTCAATGGTCAGTGGGTTCTATATGCGAAATATATTGGTAAAGGCTACATCTCAAGTCGAACATTCGATTACGTTGGTAAGGACGGGAAACCCCACAGTAACATGACAACGGTCTGGACACAACTTGGAAGACGTTTTATATACGACAAATTGAAAGCTATCGACGTCCTACCGATTATCGAACAAGAAGATTGAGGACGACACCTTGACGGCACTAGTGAGCTAGCGGGGCAACAATTCAGTTGAAACGTAAGCAATACCATTAGATGATTTGATTTTATAAGAACTCCTAAATATAAATATCAAAAGTCCTCGCTAGTTCTCCAGTGTCGTTAAGGCAACAAAAAAAGCTGACCCCTGCCAAAGTCAGCCGCTATGGTAAATAATTCAAAGGTAATTATAACATGAAACGAAAAAAATGGGAACCAGTCATAATCAACATTATGGCGGACGGTTCCAGAGTTGATGATCTAACTAAATATGTCATCCCTAGCGGTCACGCTTATTATGACATCATTCAAGGCATTTACCAGAAAGGAGCATAACTTGATGAAATACATCTTTCACTAACACAGACGAGAACTATACGAGCATGAATAATAGATTTCTCCAAGATACTAGCTTGAGCTTGCAAGCAAAAGGGCTACTTGCTGAAATCTTATCAAATAAGAGTGACTGGCGGATATATCTGACGGAGCTTGAAAAGCGTTCGACAAACGGAGCGAGCTCACACCGAGCAGCGTTCAGTGAGTTGAAGCACAAGAAGTATGCAGCACTTTTTAGAAAAAGCAAAGGCTACAAAAAAGGTTTTGAAATCTTTATCTGTGTGTCAGACATACCAATGACAGACGAGTTTATAGCCTACCTTGATAAAAAGTTATCCACAGAGTTATCCACAGGCAACGCTGAAAATTCACAAGTCGAAAATTCATAGCATGATAATTCACGTCGTGATAATTCACGTCATGATAATTCACGTCGTGATAATTCATAGTATCAATTTTCGCACACTAACAAGTACTAATATATAACAAGTACTAATCTATAACAATATGGTGCTACG